GGTAAAATGGCGTTTCCTGTTGCGCGGGGGAGTCTTGAGTGTCATCCCGAAATGACTGCCGCTGAAGTTACAAAACTAATTCAGTGGTCATGTCAAATTTGGTATGACGCGGACTTTACCGCATTCTTAACAACTGGCGCTACAGATTAACTGTTGCCAGATCACCCCTCAATACATTGGAGTTACCATGTTAGCGAGAAAAACGTATGCAAGAACTTACGATACAGATGTATTTATGAAAAACCTGTGGTGTAAGTTAGTTGAGGATTTTCGATCTCTTTACGGAGACCAGTATGCACGTGATGCTGAGACAGCCCTTAAACAAGGTATGCCGGCATTCCGCGCGTATGAATTTCCAGGTAGATTCTCCACGGCTCCCCATCTATTTAAGAGGGAATACCAATTGGAGTGTTTATTTAAGAGATACCGTTTCTCCGACGATGTTTACAACGAAGACGAGCTTGACGATCGAACGAATGAAAAATTCTTCGAGCATCAAATAGCGCTTGCAACCCCGAGGGGAAGTATGCGTAATCGTACTTTGATTGTGCTACAGAGGGCTCGCAAGATAATCAAAAAGGCTTTAGGGCCTTTCGATTCTGAAGAGCTACTCAGTTGTTGTCGATTCGGGAAACGAGCCTGCAAAGGAACCCCAGCACGGAATTCGTACTTGGATTCTAAACTGGACAACTTGACCGGCTCTATCGATCACCTAGGATGGTTCAATAGAACATACCTACCGACAGATAACCTATTGTCGGCAATCATTAGTAGTGATCAGAAAAGATCCACTATGATTGAGTGTGACGTCCTCGACGTGACGAACGTAGACAAGAGTTGGAAAATTAAACGTGGCATCGTACCAAATACGGCTATAGGTAGCTTTTACACTTATGGCTTAGGTGCCCTTTTCCAAGACCGGCTGACAAATATAGGACTGGACATTACTCGCCTGCAATCTAGACATAGATTAATGGCGCGTAAGTACAGTCGATCTCGTACTTACGTTACAGCGGATTTGTCAAACGCTAGTAACAGCTTTACTTATGAGATTTTGGCCCGTCTGCTGCCACGTGAGTGGCTCGCAGCTGTTAAGTTTGGTCGTATTCCCTACATACAGATAACGAAAGGAAAATATGCTGGTAAGCATCTTATCTCTTCGTACATGCTGATGGGGATTGGCTATACTTTTCCGTTGCAAACTCTGCTCTTTTATGGCATAATTCGTGCCATAATGGACCTGCTTGGAGAGAAAGGATTGGTCTCGGTATATGGGGATGACCTTATATACAAGCGATCAATACATGCATACGTAGTTTCTGTATTTGAGGATATGAATTTCACCTTAAACGGAGATAAAACGTATGTTACCGATTTCTTTCGAGAATCTTGTGGTGGTGATTACTATCATGGGATTGATGTTCGCCCGTTTCAACCGCAGGGTAAACAC